ACTGCAAAAAATTCTGGGGTACCAATTGTTTATGGTTCATCAAACGTTACAAGAATTTTACCAAATGGATCAGATCCATCGGTGATAATTCCTGGACAAGGATTTTTAAATGAGGCTGGAAGATATAGGGAATACACTGCTGAGATGTGGGCAAGGATTGACTCAAAGGCAACTTCTCCAACTAGGATCTTTGGACCAATTGGCTCAACCGATGGAATTTACGTAGATGGCCCATTTATAAAAATTAAGGTTGGAGACTCTGTTGGTGCACATCCAATTACAGAGTGGTACAGACCAATGCTTTTGGATTTTAAAATTTCTGAAAACACTGCTTCATTGTTGATAAATGGAGAGCAAGCAATAGAAATTTCTTTTTCTACTTCAGATGTTGTTTTAGCATCAGAAACAATTGTTCAGGGTGGAACTACAAAAAGTAACGATTGGCTAGGATTTTATGCATCTGCCAATGTGCCATTTTTAGATATTGACTGTGTTGCAATATACCCCTACTTAGTTCCAGCTATTGTTGCTAAAAGACGTTTTGCCTACGGTCAGGCGGTAGAATATCCAGAAAATGCAAACAGTGCATATGGGGGAACGTCTGTTCTTATAGACTATGCTTTTGCTGACTACACAAGCAACTATAGCTACCCAGACATCGGCCGCTGGAATCAGGCAATTGTAGAAAACTTATTGGTAAAAGATGAAGCTCTTTCAGTGCCAGAATATAAGCTGCCAAAGGTAATATTTGAAGATGGCACAACTCAAAAAGACTGGCATGAAGACTTGTATGACGAACAGCTAGGAACTCCTTTTCTTGGCTTTACTGGAAAAGATGGATATCTTTTATTTGAAAATATAAATATTATTAAAGAAAACCTTAAAGGATTTTTTGGGGTATTTAAGCCAGGATCTCTTAGCTCATCAAAGCAGCTATTGTTTAAAATAAGTGACAAAACTAGGAAAGACACATATCTGGAATCTTATATTCAAAATGATGCTTTAGTCTATAAGCTTAGTTTTGGGGGAACTGTTTCAACCATATACTCAGAGCCAACAGTTTTAGCAAACAAAACTCTCACTATCGGAATTGATATAGATAAATTTTCTAAATACTTTGGACAATCTGCTATGTCATTTTTTAATAACAAAGAAAGCTTGTCTCTGACAATTGGTGGAGATGCAACTTTTGAAAATACATTTTCTGGAAAAATTTATAAGTTTGGGTTTTGTACACAAGCAAATCTAGAAAAAATTTCATCTCTATTTGATAATTCGGGCTTGCTTACTTATTATAATTATCAAGATATCTTTGAAGACTACCCAGCAGACGTGGGCTACGATGCAGGATCTGAATCCTTTGAGGACGATCCAGACTACAGCGAAGTCTTGGACGGAGGCACACCAAGCTCTGAATTGTTAGACTTAGATGCTGGAAGTCTAGAGTCTTATTCTATACTAAGCAATAGTTTTAGAGAAACCTTTATCGCCAGCTACACACTTATTCCAAAGATAAATTTTGAGTCAATATCTATGGATATTGCCATAGATGGATACTGGGAAGATTACTTGCCGCTAACATATTTTGCACAATATGTTTCAGATGCCTTTGATAAAAAATACTACGACCTTGATTTTATTCAATTTAACTTAGACTACCCAGCATTAGAAAACTTTACTGGGAATTATTATAATACTGACAGCAGCCTTGTTAAATCATATGTTTCATTTCAATATTTAAAAACTAATACATCTGCAAAAAACTCTTATTTTACTAAAGCCCTTGCCCCTAAAAATAATGTAGTAAGTCCTGGAGATGAGTGGCTAACTACCAAGTATGAGGTTGTAGACGGAACAATAATCTATCCACCTAAAAATATTAAGCTAGCAGATGTCTCCATTGTTACACACCTAGAGTGGCAAATTGACGGTATTATTTCTAACCCACTAGTAGTCAAAAAGATGCAGTATGCCTCAGAAGCATTTAACGAAAGAACCTCCAACCCAGTTGGAACAAGATTTGGAACATCTATTTTTCCATACTTAAAATATGGATCTTACTTTGACTATAAATCTAAAAACCCATTTAGGATCTATAAAGGAAGCACTCCATATCTATACCTCACAAAACACAGCGGTATTGAGAAAGTTGGAGATTATGACCCATTGGTAAACCGTGGACTTTCAATTCCTATTAATCAAAACTTAGCAGAAAACTATAAAGTAATTGCTCTTCAAGCATTCATTAGATACGGTCAAGAAAGATTCCCAACAACCCCAGAACAAATTTTTGAAATTGAAAGCAAAGATACTTACATAAAATTCTTTATAGTTGCTAACGACACTTCTGGAAGCCGTGCAAGAATTTATGGAATTAATGCTAAAACTGGTAGGTTTGAGAATGGAATTGCCTTTTATTGGAATGGAAAAATTGTTAGAGAGCCAGTAATTACCCTCAATGACTGGGGTGTGTTGGGCATATCTTTTTCAAATGTGCTAGACTTTAGCTCTTATGTTGGAGGATTCAGAGTAACTGGCCCAGTTTTAATTAATAATATTTCTCAATATCAGTCCACTAACCTACAAGAAATTCAGCGACAAACTCTCAGATCTTGGTATACTGCTAAGTTTGACAATATAGACGTTTATGACTGGGATTTCTGGAATGAAGACTATACCTGGAATGGTGTATTGGTCTTCTCTTCATCTACATATTTTGGGGTAAACCCAGCAGATATCTATAAAACTTATACTGGAACAAACAAGATAATTATTGATGATGATACCCCATTAAAGATTAATAACTATGAATACACAAACTATCAGAACATTGGATGGCAAAACAGAGTTGTTTCTGCTGTATAATATGGTATACTGGTGGTTATGGAAGACAAATTTGCAGAAGCACTTGGTAAAGCAAAGCTAACATTAGTTGAACAAACGGGTTATGCTTGGGGAGTTTATGTCTGGAAAAAAGCTAACGGTAAATGGTTTACTGACGGCAGCGGAAACATTCTAAACATTCCAGCAAACAAAGGTGATGAAAACCAGATAGCCAAGCTAAAGCAAGCAGCCGCCTATCACGGAGAGCCAAACGGTTCCCCAGTATTTTTCCCTGGATCAGCTCGAATTAGCGATGAAGAATATAGCGAACAGATTGATCGCATGAAGCAGGGTCTAATCCCATCACTAAATGATATTGGTGCGGTTATGGCTGCAAAGAAAACCATAGAAGCTTACGGAGATGAAGGCTAATGTCAGACGACTATCAGTACCCAATTCAAATTTTTGCTCCAGAGTTAGAGCAAGAAGAAAATGTTTTTAAAAAGCAAGATCCATTTGCGAAGAAGTGGGAAGACTTAAAAACCCTCTCTGGCTTAGAAAAGAACTTTAAGAGACGCTCTGATCGCATTGCCAAGTCCTACGAAAGCCTAGACTTTACTGGAATAGATACCACAAATCAGGGGTATCAAAATAGTGCTCTAGCAAGAAACACTGGAATAAATGGATCAACATCTAAAGAGATAAACCCAGGTTCCGTTTTCCACAACGGTTACGGAATGTTTGATGTTATTACCCCACCATGGAATCTTTACGAGCTTGCAAACTACTACGATACCTCATTTGCTAACCACGCAGCAATTGATGCTAAGGTAGAAAACATTGTTGGTTTAGGTTATGACTTCCATGTTTCTAAAAGAACTCTTATGCAGCTAGAGGCATCTAGTAGCGACTCTGCGGTTGAGAAAGCAAGAAAGCGTATTGAAAGAGCTAAGGTAGAACTAAAGGAATGGCTAGAGAGTCTTAATAGTGATGATTCATTCACAAATGTAATGACAAAGTTCTATACTGATGTGCAGGCTACTGGAAATGGTTATCTTGAAATTGGAAGAACAGTTGCTGGAGAAATTGGATATATCGGACACATCCCAGCAACCACTATGCGTGTACGTAGATTGCGTGACGGCTATGTTCAGATTATTGGACAAAAGGTTGTATACTTTAGAAATTTCGGGGCAAAGAATCCAAATCCAATTACTGGAGACCCAAGACCAAATGAGATTATTCATTACAAAGAATACTCACCATTAAATACTTTTTATGGGGTGCCAGATATCATGTCTGCCATCTCTTCTTTGCACGGAGATCAGCTAGCTTCTCAGTACAACATTGATTACTTTGGAAATAAGGGTGTCCCTAGATACATCGTAACGCTAAAGGGTGCAAAGCTATCTTCTGACGCAGAAGATAAAATGTTTAGATTCTTACAGACTAGCCTAAAGGGGCAGTCTCACAGAACACTGTACATACCGCTTCCAGCTGACACAGATACAAACAAGGTAGAGTTTAAGATGGAGCCAATTGAAGCAGGAGTTCAGGAGGCATCGTTTAATGACTACCGCCTTAGAAATCGTGATGACATTCTTGTTGCACATCAGGTTCCTCTATCCAAGATTGGTGGAGGAGATTCTTCTCAGATTGCCGCAGCCCTTGCTCAAGACCGTACGTTCAAAGAGCAGGTTGCAAGACCAGCTCAGGCAAATCTAGAAAAAATTCTTAGCAAAATTGTTAAAGAAAAGACAGATATTCTAGACTTTAAGTTTAATGAGCTAACCCTTACAGATGAAATTGCTCAGTCCCAGATTTTGGAGCGTTACGTAAAGACTCAGATTATGGTTCCAAATGAGGCACGTGAAAAGCTGGGGCTTCCTCAGCGTCCAGACGGGGACGAACCATTTGAAATGTCCCCAAGACAGTCTGCCGATACAAGAGCTAATACTTCTCAGAATAGATCAAGAGACTCTGAAAGAGCAAATAACTCTTCAGATAGCCCCGCCACAATATCTGGAAGAAATCCAGCAGGCGAGGGCAGGTCTTCAAATTAGTAACGTTTTTGTAACTTTTTTGTAAAAAGCCCTTATAATTGAGATAACATGACTATGCAAAAGGCCCATTGGGACACAGAGGGCGACAACGTTCGCCTATCAATGCCGTTCAGTAAAGTGGACAAGGAGAGACGTGTTGTCTCTGGATTTGCCACACTTGATAACGTAGACAAGCAAGCTGACATAGTCACCACAGATGCAAGCCTAAAGGCTTTTGCCAAATTTCGTGGGAACATTAGAGAGATGCATCAGCCAACAGCAGTTGGAAAGATGATCTCTTTTAAAGAAGATAAATATTTTGATCCAGACACTAAAAAGTTTTATTCTGGAGTATATGTTTCAACATACATCTCAAAGGGTGCACAGAACACTTGGGAGAAAGTTCTAGACGGAACTCTGTCTGGTTTTTCTATCGGTGGAAAGATGAACAAGTGGGATGACGGATATGATGAAAAAATTGATTCAAAAATTCGCATTATTAAAGACTATGATCTGGTAGAATTGTCTCTAGTAGATAATCCAGCAAATCAGTTTGCGAATGTGTTATCTGTCGAAAAAGTTGACGGAGTAGATATGATTAAAGGCGAAAGCTTAGATACCCCAATTGAAAATGTTTTTTGGGATGCAGAATCTGGTATAGTCATGTTGTCAGAGAATGATTCTGAGCAGAGCCCAACATCTGGTGCTGCAATGCAAAATATAGGTTTCGTTGAGAAGAATGAT